CTTCGTGGCTGATTTCTTTTCTGCTATGAGGATGTCCCTGTTATCCTTTACGTAGCGGAACAGCTCCTCTTTTGTCGCAAACTCTTTCATTTGGTTTCGTTATTAGTTGATGGCTCTTGACGGCCTCATCCTTCTGCTTCCTTAGTTTCTCGATGTACTTATCCATTCAGGTAGTCTTTAATCTGGTTCTTTGCTTCGTTGATGTCTATAAGTCCTGCGCTGACAGCATCGGAAAGAGCCTTGACCATCGTACCGAGTGCGTCTGCCTTGTCTTTCTCCGACCGTTGCATGCACGAAAGCATCGAGTAGTCGAAAAAGAACGAATACCCCTTCCTTACCGACCCGAACAGTTCGTTCAACCCATCACAGACGATCTGTGATTCGGGTATGATCGTATCGTCATAGAACTCCTTCTTTGCCTCCGAATAGGTTGAAAACTTAGTGGTGTCGGGCATCCCGAGCAACGGAACAGGAACGCCGAATGCCTGCGCCAGCGTACGATGATCGGCATTCTCGCCATCGAACAGCCCCAACGCCTGTATAGGCCGTGAGATGGATGTTACGTCCATCGGCACACGTGCTATCAGGGCATGGTTCTGTGAGGACAGCGTACCGTAGTTGGCGTATTCGGACTGTAGTTCCTCTTTCTCCTTCGGTGTCATCACCTTCATGATCGCCGCCGTATCGCCGTTCTTTGGGCTGATGGCTATCTCCGCACCCCTTCGGACTATGATCTGATTGCGTGATTCTAACGATGCTACAATATTCTTGACGGGGTATTCAAGGCCGTCAATCCTTGATCTCGGTTGGAAAGGATAGGAAGTATTGATCGTCGTATCCCTGATCTCCTGTATCAATCTAGTATCATCGCCACGAAGCGTGATCGTCACACCATACAGGTTGATGGAATAAGTATCAACAATCCTTGATTGATTATCTAGGATGTTGACGTTAGATTTGTAAGTGACCGAAATGAACGGGTTAGGGATAATGATGAATCCTGTCGGCTCTTTGAACCCTACAGAAATAATCTTGTACACATAGCAAACACCGTAGATGTTAAGAAGCGTATCCATCATCCGTATGAAGTCATTGCCTGATTGAAACTGATTTGGTTTTGACAACAGTTTCATGTCCTTATTGAATGCAGGGCTTTGCTTGATTACGCTGTTGTCATCAGGATTCACAGGGATAATGTTACCCCTGATAATCGAACCAGCTTTCTTTGCGATGATCGATTGAAGGTGAGGGCAATAACTATAACATGATGTCTGGAAGGTGACACCAGAACCGGTGATGTATCTCGTTATCGAGGAATTGGTTATGTATCTCTGGCTTGCGCTGCTTAACCCTGACACGTTGCCCAGATTGTCCATGATGACACTCTTGTTTCTCCATGTTGCGTAACCGTTCACAATCTTATCCAACCAATTCATAGAATTGAATTTTACACAAATGAAAGCATTTTATTATGTTGTACAACATGTTTTAACTTTATTTAATATTTAGCGCAAATCGGTCTCATATTGGATGGACATGCCCGCTGCATCAAAGAAATGGTCATGCCCATCCTTCTTGGCCTTCTGCAACTGGATTCCATGAACGGAATCCCAGAAATAATTCTCCTGCTCCTTCCTGATCCAACGGCGGTTGACCAGTATCACTCCGTTGCGTTTCATCAGCCCGATCCTCCATTCAACGCACCCCTCAAATTTCTTGCAAGGGAGGAAGACGGCGTTAAGCTGATCTGTGGATGCGTAACTGTTAAGGTCTTGTATGTGTTGAGGGTTGGCATTGTCGCAGATGACGACCCATTGCGGTGCTTCAATCCCTCTTTTCTTCTCGTACGATTCCTTTTGCTCGATGAAATAAGTCTTGAAATATTCGTAGAACTCACCTGCGTTCTGGAAACTCGAATAAATAGGGCAGTCATAAACAATCCCCTCATCCGTACGGCGGCTATCCGCAAATGCCCATGTCCCTGTCGTATTACCAAAATCGAGCCCGAAATATCGCTCCGTGTAATCATCAGGCGCATGGTTGACGTAAGTAACAGGGATGTCCTTGCCACCGAAGATGATGCCCTCCATTGCGCAACGTATCCCCTCGCCGTATATGAGCCATTGTGTGCGGTCAACCGTCCTGTTCTTGATGTTTTCAGTATTAGGACGGCGTTGTGCCTCCGGTAGCCCGAGATCGTCCAGGTTCCAGGGACACCATGACTCGAATTTCTCCACCAATGCGGGGTCGATGTATCGGTTGTTTTTGTAGTTCGATCGGATGAACCATGTCGACGGCTGCCCCTCCTGTTCAAATATCCAATGATCGGTATATTTTGGATTCCAGTCGGCGGCGTCCAGCATTGAACAGCGTTTCGATGCTGCCTTGTACGATGCCTGCGTTATCTCCATCGCCTCATTAAAGAAGATGATATGACAGGGAGGGTATTCAATCTCCTCTTCCAAACCTCGAAAGTAGACCATATTCCCGAAAAGGTTATATTCAGGTTTCTGTCCGTAACCTTTCAGAAGATTGTTATCGTAGATTCCGATGATTCGTAAGCAGTCCTGAAAATCCTTGAGCGTGAAATCACGGCAATTAGTCAGCGTGTCACGGTAGATGTATGTCTTAAGCCTTGCATTTGCATTGTTTGAACATATCCAAACGAGCAAATGAAAAAAATCAAAAGTCTTCGACGATCTTGAACCACCCTCGTTGCGTATCATTATACATACCTTCTTCGGTGCGTTGAAATAGTTGTCGCTCATTATGCGAGCCATCTCGAAAAAAAGTCCGTTGGGGGTGAAATTCATTCTGTAAAGGCTTTAATTAACCCGCAAAATCTTAACTGCATCTCAAATATACCACTCGCTCTTTTTGTCATTTGCTTACAGTTTTGTTTTTCGCTCGCCGAGGCAACTTCATTTTATTAAGTAAAAACGGGCAAAATGTTTCGATTTGTTACTTTTTGACATCACTCGTCGCCCTCTTTTAGGCTCAAAAGCTCCGCATCCGCATCGACAGGAGGGCTGATTTTCAGGTTTGCCCGCAAACTGTTGCCGTCAAGCGATATAATTATAGGAGCACATTGTATCGGTTGATCACCACTTGTCACATCCAGCTTATCGCCATACTTCTTTGGCGCCATCTTTCTCAATGCAAACTGTCGAGCCTCTACCCTTAGACGTGTTCGCTGTATATGCTCAATGTCAGGCTTCTTGACATCTCCAGACACATAATCGTTACTGCCATCATCAGCTATATCAATTGTGTCTTCAAGTAGCCCTTCTGCCCGCCATTCCATTGCGCGCGCGTATTGCTTAGACATTTCATTATCAGCATTCAGCCACTCTAAAAAAGTGACGTAAGACGGGAATTTCTTTTTGTCACGCGTCTTAGGATCTAAGATGCTTCTTACCGACTTGCCTTCAACCATTCCGTCAAATATGGCCTTTGAAGCCTCTTTGATTCTTTCTTTTGTCCAATATGTATTTGTGCCTACTTTTTCACCGGCGACATGGTTTTTTTGCGCCCCCATGTCAATTTTGCGTAAAGAACGGTGGAAACGTATTTGAGGTATTGAAAGGGTCGGGAAACCCTTTGGTGAAGTCGGTAAACATTGATGCCGTGCCGGTGTGCAAACTCGTATCTTGCTGTACGGAGTATCCAGGCTTCCTGTCCATTTCCTTCAATCGTCGGATCAGCTCGGATTTCGACATTTTTTTGTAGTCTTTCTTTTCCATAGTCCTGATTTTTAGCATTTTACATCATCCTGAACAACAAAGATAGTACAATATTCGGATAATTGTACTGAAAAACATGTTTTATAACATAATTATTTTGATAAAAAAGGTGAAAAAGATGTTGTACAACATATAAAATGTTTGCAATAGTATCAAATATGATTAGTACATTTGATTATTGAAATTTTGATTAGGTCTTTTGTTGTGATGAGGCAAAAAGGAGCAAAGGTTAATCTTATTAAGGATTAATTACTACCAGCCCGACACGGGCAACCGAACAAAAATCACGTACAAAAATTAATAACTAACAAGTCCCGAAAGGGCAAAAATCATGACAACTCATCATTTCGGATTCAATGCGACAAGATCGCTTCCTGTCTTTGACAGCCTCCCCGATGGGTGGCGTGTTCTGAACGCTCCAACAGCCCCGCTGGGCTTTCGGCTGATTTGCAACGGCGAAAGCCTGTTTTCAGGATTGAGGAAAACTGCACTAATAGAAGAATCATGAACAACGCAAGACGAAAAAGGCTGACCGAGATCAGCGAGCAACTGGACACATTGAAAGAAGAGCTTCAGGGCATTCTTGACGAAGAGCAAGAAGCCTTTGACAATATGCCTGAATCCCTCCAATACGGCGAAAAAGGTGAAAGGATAGAGGAAATCATCAGTACCCTTGAAGACAGTATTTCATCCATAGAGGATGGTATTACTAACATTCTTGAAGCAACTGAATCATGAAACCATACATCAGAAAAATTCACACCTTGCAGGCGTTGTTCGCCTGCTCGGACTTTCTGAACAAAAAGGGTTATACATCAATTAATAACCCAGACGTGCGTAGAAATAATCCGCCGTTCTACATGCTGATTGACCCTGAAATTGCGCTGTACTCAATGTGTACGGCGGAAAAAGCCAAAGAATATGAAAAATAAACTACCTGATTGGGCTCGCATTGCCCTGCTGATTATCCTTTTCCCGTCATGTTGCTTTTTTCTGATGATGGGACTTGGCGAAGTGCCTGAAACATGGCCTATGTTGTACATCCTGCTTTACTACCCTGCAATGTGGGGCATGGCCTTCCTTTGCGGGTGGGGGATAGAAAAAATCATTAAACCTAATAATTAACCATGAAAAAAATTACAAAAATCAGCAATCGCATCATAAGGCGATTTCGACCATGTTATGATCCAAAAGAGTTAGGATCTAAGGAATCGGAATACCTTCCAATCAGGGAGGCCGTAGAAAAATACCGCAATGCGACAAAATCAAAGAAAGACGTAATCTGGCTGCTTTGTAGGCCAGAATTTTTGAGCGATAGGGATCTTCGGCTATTCGCTGTTTGGTGCGCACGGGAGGCATTGAAACTTATTGAAAGTCCTGACCAACGGAGCATTAACGCCGTGGACGTGGCAGAAAGGTACGCAAATAATGAGGCAACGGATCAGGAATTGGCTGCTGCTATGGCTGCTGCTCTGGCTGCTGCTCGGGATGCTGCTGTGGATGCTGCTGTGGATGCTGCTCGGGCTGCTGTGGATGCTGCTGTGACTGCTGCCGTAGGTGCTGCTGTGGGTGCTGGTTGGGCTGCTCTGGATGCTGCTCGGGATGCTCTGGATGCTGCTCGGGATGCTGCTCGGGATGCTCAAATAGATCACCTAATGACGTATTTCCCATGAAAGACAAACGAACCGTAATCGCTGAACGAATCAGCGAGCGGGGGCTGACCAAAAAAGAGGTGGCAGAACGGATCGGCCTGCATCCGTCAAACCTCGTCAGCTTCCTATCAGGGCATCGGTCTATACCATTCAGGAAGTTGGAACTGCTTGAACAAATCCTGGGACTATGAAAACCAAGAATAAAATCGACCTGCTAAGGCAGGCCATCGAACTGCAAAACTCAATCCTTGAATGGAAAGGGCTTTTGAAAACGGCAAATGCCGCAATCAAAAACAAATCGGCAATGTTCTATCGTTTTGAGCTGCGCGAACATATCGCCACGCGGGAAACAGCCAAAGCCGTCATTAAAAACAACGAAATTAAGTATAAACAAATTATTAACGAATTGTATGAAAAGAATTGATGCTGCACGCAAAATGGTGCAAAAAGTACTTGACGATGCAAGGATCGATCAGCGGATAACCGAGATTGCGGTTGACGAATCGGACGTTGACCCTGAAAACTCCGATAATGACCTATGCGTATCTGGCATACTTGAAATCATCGCTGAATACGATGAACCCGAACTTGACTATTTCGCAGGAACAGGATACGAGGGCGGTTGGTGCGTCCGTAGTGCATCGTTCACGGGTGAAATGCAGGTGAAAGATCCCGACGGAAAAATCCTGCACGAAGAGAATTTAATTTTCCTAAACTTAGAATAAGATGAAAGAAAACGAAGAAGAGGTACAAATTGACAATTTAATTTTGTACAATAAAATGCGTTCAGTACCAGTAGAAGCCTGTAAAAAAATCACGGCGGGTAGATTGAACGGTTTCACGGACATCAATCCTATGTGGAGGATAAAGATGCTGACTGAACAATTTGGGGTTTGTGGTATCGGTTGGAAAATTGAAATAATCAGAATTTGGGTTGAAGATGGTTCAAACGGAGAAAGAACGGCCAACGTACACATTAAACTCTTCGTTAAGATTGAAGGCAAATGGAGTGAAGGCATTGAAGGCATTGGGGGAAGCGCACTTGTTGTCAAAGAAACGGCTAAAATGTACACCTCTGATGAATGTTTCAAAATGGCCTATACTGATGCCATTTCTGTTGCATGCAAGATGCTTGGGATTGGTGCTGATGTTTATTTTCAGAAGGACAGAACAAAATATGACCAAACCGAAACCACTGCAACGAAAAATCCTACACGGATGGATGTCCCTGAGCAGAAAAATCCTGAACAGAAATACGCTTCTGAACCTCCCCGCCTGACATGGACGAAGGAAGCCGTAACGTCGGCCATTAAGGGTGCAAAGACCATTACCGACCTGACAACGGCCTGGAACAACTCGGATGCAGAAACACAAATCAAACTCAAAAAGCAATTTTCAGAAAAAAGGAAGGGGCTGACGCATGCTTAGATATTCGGATATCGTGTTCAACGAAGCGGAACACACCTATACCACCCCTGACGGGAAACGTCTATCGGGGATAACCGAACTGATCGACCGTCAGATTTTCGGCGGTCGTTTCGCACGACTGCCAGAGTCGTTGTGGCGTGAGCAGGCCGACTACGGGACGGCTGTCCACCGTGAACTGGACACGTTCTGGACGGTGGGGGAAGAGCCGACACTACCCGAGGCTAAGGCGTTCATCGCCTCCGTGAAGCATTGGGACTATGATTCTGAATACCTTGTTACGGACGACGAACATTTCGCAACCAAGATAGATTTTCTATACGTGTACGAGGGAAAAACCTGCTCGGTCAACTACAAGACGGGTGCGGTACTGGACATGGAATCCGTTGCATGGCAATCCTCCATCGAGGCTTATCTTTTTGAACTGCAAAACGGCTATCCGATAGACCTGATGTACGTTGCCCATCTGCGGGGTGATGAATGCCAGATCATTGAGCTGACACCAAAACCACGTGAGGCCATTCTAAGCCTTTTACAGGCCGAAATGAACGGCGAGAGTTACATGTGCCCACAAGAGGGGGGAAACGCCGAACTGTCGAAGCTGTTGACGCTGGAGACGCAAATAGTCGCCTACAAAGAATATGTCGAAACGTTCGAGGAGCAGAAAAAATCCGTCTTGACGGGTCTGTTGAAACAGATGTACACAATGGGGCTGAAAAAGTGGGAGACGGAAAGAATCATCCTGACAAGGGTTGACCCGATAACACGTGAAAGCCTTGACACAAAGAAACTCAAAGAGGCATTGCCTGATGTGTACAATGAATATGTCAAGACCTCAACGGTGAAAGGAAGTGTACGGATAACACTCAAATGAGATGGAATACATCATACTTTTCAACACAAGAACGCCTGAACCATCTTTTTTTGTGAACAGCAGGGGTTTCATTGAGGCTTTTTCAGACTAC